GCCACTATTTGCGGTTTTGTTTATTTCAGGGGGCAGTATGAGCAAGGCTAATAATGCAGATGTCGCATGGGCTAAATACATCGAGTCGCCAACGCCGCAGCACAGGGCCGACGTTGCGGAGTGTTACCTGCCGCAGGTCGAGGCGATTGCCAGAAAAATACACTCACGATTGCCATGTGGCAGCGGCATCGACCTCGGAGATCTCGTGTCGTCTGGCATGATTGGCTGCATCGCCGCGGTGGATCGGTTCGATCCGGCTCGCGGCTCGCGCTTCGCCACGTTTGCGTCACATAGGATCCGTGGTGCGATGACCGATTTTCTACGAAATTGGGATTTTCTGAGCCGTGCTCATCGGCACGCAGTAGAGGCAGGCATGTCGCATGCGGTGACCAATCAGAGCCTGGATGCTGATCGCAGCAGCTTTTCTCGGACTTCGCTGGGCGATTCCAATTCACCAGTGACATTGCATGAGGCAATCGAGGGTGGTGCCCCTGCCCCATCTGCCCGCGTGGAGATTGAGGATTTCTGGCGAAACTCGCTTAAGGGGGCCGATGGTCAAGAGCGATTGATTATGCTGCTCTACTATCGCGATGGCATGACAATGCGGGCCATCGGTGAGCAGGTCGGCGTGAGTGAATCCAGGGTCTCACAGATTCACAGCGGGGTGCTCCAGCGGATGAAGAATTTACTCGAGCAACAACGGACGCACACGCGGCTGACAACCGCTATGGAATCTGAAATCACAGAGATGCTGAAGTCTTCGGATCCGCGTGAGCATCTGATCCGCCGAGTGCAGGCGGTTTGCAACCGCCGTGGGTGCCGTCGCGGCCGCCCACTTGGCCGCGCGAGCGTTGAAAAGGTGATCAGCCGGCTCTTCGATGCATTGGTCGAGGCGTAGACGTGCCATTCACTGACCTGGAATACCGCGACCACGACGACGGCCACCGGGCGGTGTTGCTCACGCCGTTGATTTATCACAGCGGCGTGACGCCGGATTCACCGTGGGCGGTGCGAGCGACGGTGCCGGCAGGTTATTGTACGGACTTTGCATCGGTGCCGCGGTGGTTGTGGCCGATCTGTCCACCGCGGGGTCGCTGGAATCGAGCGGCGATAATCCACGATTACCTGTACGAGCGTCGCGTCGATCGGTTCGTCGCCGATGCCCTGTTTCGCTCGGCGATGAAAGAATTGGGCGTGCCGATGTGGCGCCGGTTGGCGATGTATTACGCCGTTCGGCTTTTCGGTGGTTTGACTGAAAGCTGGCGACGCGGGAAGGGGAAATTATGACACGCTACACCCATCATCAAGTTGCCCGGGCGGTGATCTGGATCGCGGTTGCGGTTATGATGCTATCGCTCCTGGTAGCGATCAGTCGCGGCCAGTGTCCGGGAGGCCAGTGCCCACCGGCGACGTACAGCCCCGGCTGGGGCGACCGAATCCCGCAGCAGCCGCAGTGGCGACCGTCACGGCCAGCACAACGAGCCAGTGGTCTACAGCGGAGTGAGCAGTTCGAGGCCGTTATTCGAGTCGAGGCCGGAAGCAACCCGAAGAGCGTTGTCACCGGGACCGTAATCGGCCGTGACGAAACCCACAGCTACGTGGCGACCTGCTGGCACCTGCTACGCGACGGCCAGCGGCCGATTGCCGTGGTGACCAATGCGGGTCGCAGGTTCCCGGCGGAAGTGGTCAAGCTCGATCGGGCCAACGACTTTTTGCTTGTGAAGTGCCATCGAACCGGCATCACTCCGGTGAAATGGTCCGAAGACGAAGGCGACACACCGGGGCCCGGCGACACGGTGGCGATGTACGGCTGGAGTGGGAGGCACGGTTTCGTCCGATCGGTCGGCGAGGTGACCGGATTCGCATCGTCCGATGGAGGGCGCACCCCGAAGGCGATCGAAACGACATGCACGGCAATCAGCGGCATGAGCGGCGGACCGATCATCTGGAAGAACCGGGTGATCGGCACCATCACCGGCTACGGCAGTGATCGTCGCAGCATTGGCCCATGCCTGCCGCGGCTACGGCTGTTTCTGCGGCGGCTGCTCACGCCGCGGCGAGTGATCCGGCGCCCCGTGGTGCCCGTCATTCCGCCCCCTGACGCCGCGTGCGATCCGGTGCAACCGTCTGAGCCGGTTGGTGCGGCACCGGTAGACGGTGATCTACTGGCGAAATTGGCCGACGGGCAGGCGAAATTGGCAGAGCAGATCGAATCGCTGAAGCTGCAACTGGGGGCAATCGAGCTTCAGGAAGGACCGCCAGGTCCGCGCGGTGAGAAAGGTCCCCAAGGCCCAGCAGGACGGTCGGGCGAACGCGGGCCGGAGGGTCCGCCAGGTCCGCGCGGCCCTCCCGGACCAGCAGGCGATGCAGCCGGTAATCTTGACGCAATAACCCAACGGCTTGACGCCCTCGAACAAGCAACCGTCACGCTCGCTATCGGCGAGAACACGCTGGAGGTGCCGGTTTTCAACGGTACGGTGCAACTGCCGCCGATCTACTTCGGGCAGCGTGACATGACATATTTCAATCCTGACGGCAGCCCAAAGCCGTCGGCGCTGGATGCCGACGGCGAGCTGAAAGCCGAAGCCCAGAAAATTGAGCGGGTGTATCTGGGCGAAGGTTATATGTTTCGCAAGCACCCGCAGTCCGGGAGGTAAGTATGCCACCGGGGAGTATCGACCTCGTTTCGCCCGGAGAAACCGGGCAAGGAGAAGAAAAGATGCCGGAACCCACTGCGCAGTTTGGGGCATTGCACGATCAGAACATGGCCGGTCTGGGTCAGGCGCTCACGCGCTTCCAGAACGATGTCGTGACGGTCAGCAAGGCGTCCGATTACTCGTACCTCCAGGACAAGGGCCTGGTCTCGCTGAGCGAGGCTGTCGGCGTCCGTGAGGTGGCGAGCCGCGTGAACCCGGCCGGTCCGACTCCGGCCACCCCGTAGGTGTTGTCATGGCGGATCACTTCGCCGAATCAATCGCCCTGGACGCCGCGTACTTACGGCGCGGCGTCCAGGCTACGGTTGACTCGTTAGCCGAGCAGGCATTGGAGGAATTGCGTGATGTCAACGACCGAAACGCCAGCGGAAAAGACAATGCGGCGGTTCTACGAGGGGTCGCTAGCGGAGCGGCTGATGCAAGCGGCTAGCATGGAGCGTAATCGTCAATTGCTTCGGCGTGGTGCATTGAAGCAACAGGACGGCACGCTCGGCCAACCTGCGGGCGATGGCGCAGGTGAGGGAGACGACGACGTGCATATTCACATCGGCGACATCCATTCATCGCAGCAGCAAGCTCCAGTGGCCGAACAACCATCGCCTCTACCGCAGGAGGCGGGGGGGTGGACGGACTTCGCCAAGAAGGCCGCCGTTGCGGCCGCGTTGCTCGCTGGCGGTGGTGCCATCGGTTACGCGTTGTCGCCCGACCAGCAGCCCGAGCAACAACCGTCGCCCGACACCTGGATTGAGTACGACGGCCAAAAGTTCACACCCCAAGAGTAGCACCATGCCATATCCGATGCCTGGCCTGACGATCCCGGTGGAAGTCGTGCGGGTCATTGATGCCGACACGGTGATTGTCCAATCGCTCCGAAGCCGGCGAGAGTATCGCGTGCGATTGCGTGATTTCGACGCACCGGAATTGGACACCGACGCCGGCGTTGCGGCTCGCGAGTGGCTCGTCGGTTATCTCGACGACCATGAACACGCTGAGAAGCTAATGCACGTCGAGCTGCCAGAAGACACCGACGGAAACGGCACGATCGACCTGGATGAGGTCATTCAGCAAGCATTATCGTTCGAGCGAGTAAGAGCACAGCTCTACGTCAACGGCTACCCTATAGCAGAGACCTTGGATGCGAGGGGGTACGCCAAATGAGCCACGAAACGCTCTTTGCTGCCATTGCGACTGTCGTCACGTGCGTGCTCACCGTTTCGGGTTGGGCGTATTGGATCGGGAGCAAGTTAGCAACGATTGCCGAGCAGTTGCGGGGCCTGGCGACGTGGCGGATGCAAATTGAAACCGATCACCGCAACCTTTGGCTCCGGCTGGACGAACACGGCAATCGGCTGGACGAGCATGGCAGGCGCATTGCGGAGCACGGTGTTCAGATTGATGGCATCGTTTCTAACTGCAAAGAATTTCGCGACCGCCACCATGGAAGCGAGAGGTGATTGTGTGCCGCGCGACTACGAAGCTCACAAGCGTGATATGGGGGCGCGGCAGGCGGAGCGCTCACGAGCCGGCCGCGATATTGGTGACTCGTACCGGAAGCACCGGACCAAGCCGGGCGTACTGAAGCGGCGACGTGAGTGCGAGTTCGATTTCCGCCGATTCTGTGAGCAGTATTTCCCGGCCGCGTTTCCGCTGCCATGGTCGCCCGACCACCTGCGTGTGATCGCCAAAATCGAGCAAGCGGTTCTCCATGGAGGTCTATTCGCCATGGCTATGCCGCGAGGGTCAGGCAAGACGACATTATGTATTCGCGCCGCTCTCTGGGCATTGCTGCATGGACACCGCATGTTTGTGTGCTTGGTCGGTGCGACACAAGACGACGCCCAGCGGATGCTCCTACAACTCCGAACCGAGCTGCAATTCAACGACCGGCTGCTCGATTCGTTTCGCGAGGTGTGTTTTCCGATCCGCTGTCTGGAGGGATCTGCTCGCAAGGTTCAGGGGCAGACCTTTGATGGTGAGCAGACTTTGATGGACTGGTCCGCCAACAAGCTGACGTTACCGACGCTGCCGACGAAGTATTGGCGGGGCAAAAATGTCTCTGGTGCGACCGTTGCAGTCGCAGGTTTGACAGGGTCACTCAAGGGCAAGCAGCATACGCTTCGCGACGGAACAATCCTCCGGCCGTCCCTGGTATTGCTTGACGACATTCAGACTCGCGAGTCAGCCATGTCGCCTTCGCAGACGGCTGAACGGCTCGCAATTGTGCGGGGCGACGTGCTGGCGATGGCCGGCCCGTCACAGAAGATCGCTGCGGTGATGCCATGCACAGTGATCCAGGAGGGGGACTTATCGGACCAACTCCTGGACCGAGAGCGGAATCCACAATGGCAGGGCGAGCGCACCAAAGCCGTCTATCAGTGGCCGCATGCTGAGAAATTGTGGGATCGCTACAACGAAATCCGCCGCGAAGGGCTGCGCACCGGCGAAGGAGATGTGGCGGCGACTGAGTTTTACCGATCCAACCAAGACGAGATGGACGACGGTGCGAAAATTGCATGGCCGGAGCGGCGCAACGAAGAAGACCTGTCGGCACTCCAGACAAACATGAACTTGCGGTCGGACTTGGGCGAGGCGGCTTTCGCCGCGGAGTACCAAAACGAACCGCTGAAGGCCGACGCCGGCGAGCTGCCATTGTTGACCGCGGCGGAGATAACCTCTCGTGTAAACGGGTTCGATCGTGGCACGATGCCCACTCAGGCTGAGCGAGTGACCGCGTTTATCGATGTCCACGAGTCGCTTCTGTTTTGGGCTGTTTGCGGATGGTCGTTGGATTTTCAGGGCTGGCTTGTTGGTTACGGCACCTGGCCGCGGCAATCGCGAGTGGACTTTGCCCTACGGAAGGCCGCGCCGACCATGCGGCAGGCATTGGCCGGCGAGGCAGCGGGGGCATCAGTCGAGGGTCTCATTTACACGGCACTCGGGCACCTGACGGCAGAGATCCTCGGCCGAGATTGGCGACGTTCTGACGGTGCGTCGCTGCGTGTGGAGCGATGTCTAATTGATGCCGGATGGATGCCTGACCCGGTCTACCAGTTCTGTCGCGCGAACACTCAATCCTCTGTGTTGACGCCCTCGCGGGGGGTCGGTATCCGCGCCAGAGGGCGACCAATGCGAGAATTCAAAAAGCACCGCGGTGACCGGATCGGATGGTACTGGTACATGCCCGGTCCACATCACGGCAAAGCGGAGCGGCACCTTCGATACGACGCGAATTTCTGGAAGACGTTCATCCACAAGCGGCTCGGTGCGGTGGTGGGTGACAAGGCCAGCCTGTCGTTGTTCGGTTCTGACTCGCAGGTTCACAGATTGCTGGCTGAGCATTTCACAGCGGAGTTTCCAACCCGCGTATCAGCGAACGGTCGCGTCGTCGATGAGTGGCAGCTCCGCCCGGGCGGGCCAGACAATCACTGGTTGGACTGTCTCGTGGGCTGCGCTGCCGCCGCATCGTTTCAAGGCTGCGTGGCACCGGGCGCAGAGGATGCGGCACGCCCGGCCGCTCGCCGGGATCCCAGTTCGCGCCCGACTCTTGGGGATCTCGCATGAGTACGCCGCCAGCCGGTAAACGCCCGTCGCTCGCTGACCTCGCTGATGCCGGCGGTATTGTGTGCATGCGGTGCGGGTGCCGCCATTTCTGGACGCTGGCCACCAGGCGGAAGGCTCGCCAGATCAACCGGACGAAAGCGTGTCGCAACTGTGGCTGGCGCACCGTGACGATTGAGCGCATTATCCACGACCCACCACGGAGTGAGTGAATCGCTACATCTGGCGCTTTCTGCGCCAATCGCCAGCTTTCCGAATCAACGACTGGATAAATTCGGCTATGGGGACGTAATAAGGAACCATGGCCGACACCGTTCGCGAAGCCGTCGAAGAGAATGCACTGGGGCCCCGCAAGGCATCCGGTGATTCCGGGTCTGTCGAGCAACATCCGCTCAAAGATCAGATCGAGGCAGCCCGCTTTGAGGGTGCGCAATCGGCAGCCGGCAAGAATCACCTTGGTCTGCGATTCATCAAACTCGATCCTCCCGGGGGGGGCTAGTGGGAGTGCTCTCCGCTATCCGCCGAGCGTTTTCGCCGCGACGTGATGCCCGTGCGTCACTGGGCGATGCCGCGCCGATCCGTGGCCGCTACGATGCGGCCTCCAGCTCGGGCGTCAATACGCAGCACTGGGCCAACGCCGACGCCCTGGACGCCGACTCAGCGAATAGCCTGGCGGTCCGCAAACGGATCATGCAGCGGTCGCGATATGAGATCGCGAACAACGGGCAGGCGAAGGGCATTCAGCTAACACACGCAAACTACGTTGTCGGTCGCGGTCCAACGCTCCGGATGCAGACGCGGAACCCGGCATTCAACACGATGGTCGAGGAGCGATGGCGTCAGTGGTGCAGCCGCATCAAGTTCGCACGCAAGCTGCGGACCGCGATCAAGGCCAAGCTCTCCGACGGCGAGTCGTTCATCGTCGCGTTCAGCAACCCGACGCTTCACCCTGGCGGTACCGTGCAGCTCGACGTTCGCGGCGTGGAGGCCGAGCAGGTGACCAGCCCCGGGCTCGCCCCGTCGGAGGAGATGCGGGTCGATGGCATCCGGTTCGACCGCTACGGCAATCCAGAGACATACGAAATTCTGCCGTACCACCCCGGCGGCGAGTGGAGCGGGCTCGGCATGGACCCGATCGACGTGCCGGCCGAGTTCGTCTGCCACCTCTACCGCGAGGACCGGCCGGGCCAGCATCGCGGTATCGGCGAACTCACCGCGTCGCTGAATCTGTTTGCACAGGGCCGCCGGTATCGCGAGGCGACGCTTGCGGCAGCCGAAAACATCGCGGATTTCAGTCTGTTCCTAAAAACACAGATGCTCGGTGATGACGGTCCCGATGCCGTGCGACCAATGAGCAGCCTGCCAATCGAGAAAGGCATGATGGTGGCGCTGCCGATGGGTTACGACGCCTACCAGCCTAAGGCGGAGCAGCCGTCGGCCGAGTACTCCGAGTTCACTCGCGCGTTGACGTGCGAAGAGGCTCGGCCTCTAAACATGCCGTATAACATCGCGGCGGCCGACTCCTCGGGTTACTCGTTTTCCGGCGGGAAGCTGGATCACCTGACCTATTTCGTGTCAATCGACACGGAGCGGATGGACGCCGAAGACCAGTGTCTCGATCCATTGTTCGAATTGTGGTTTCGCGAGGCGGTCAAAGTCTACGGGTGGTCGGTGCCAGACTCTCCGTCGCCATCTCATGCGTGGGGATGGCCGCGCAAGCCGGTAATCGACGAAGGGAAGACGGCCAGCGCACGCAAGACCGACCTCGGAACAGGCGTCGCAACACTGCGACGGATTTACGCCGACGAGGGGCTGGACTTCGAGGATGAAATCCGGGGGATGGCGGAGGACTACGGTATCACCGTAGAGGAAATGCGAGTCCGGCTTCTCGCTCAGCACTTCAGTACTGCGGCCGGCGGCGACGCGTCCGAGTCGGAGAAAAGCCCGGGTGGCGACGATGACGACAGCCCGCCGTCGGCCGCGGGGGTCAGGCGGTCTCGCGCGAGCGGCCGCAACGGACGCGCAAACGGGAGGGTAGCAACGTGAGCAAAAAAAGTGAACGGCGGGTGCGTCGGCGATTACGCAAAATCGAAGCGGCCGGGCAACTGCCGGAGATCAAAGCCGACGTGGTGCCGGTCGAGTGGATCGAGGCCGCGGAAGGCGACGGTGAGCCGAAGCAGGCCACGTTTACGATCCGTGCCTACAACGGCGGCGCGTTGTCGGTCAACCGCTGGGACGATCCGGTGGTGGTGGATCTGGCGGGATTGCAGGCCAAAGCGCCGCTGCCCGTGCTGCGTGACCACGACATCGGCCGGATCGTCGGCCACGCCACCGAGGTGACCAACGACCAGCGAAGGCTCACACTCACCGGCGTGGTCAGCGGGGCTGGGCCGCAGGCGGAAGAGGTGAAGGCCAGCGCCAAAGCTGGCTTCCCGTGGAAGGCGTCGATCGGTGCAAAGCCGTTGGATCGCGAGTATGTGCCGACCGGCACGAAGGTGCAAGTTAACGGCCGGATGTTTACCGGCCCGGTCTATGTCGCCCGGAAGGCAATTCTGGGTGAGGTTTCATTTGTGGCGGTCGGTGCCGATGCCGGCAGTTCCGCCAAGGTCGCGGCGGTTGCCGCATTTCAACAGGAGACCAACATGACGTTCGAACAGTGGATCGAGGCACTCGGCCTCGTCATGGACGACCTGCGAGACGATCAGATCGAGAAGCTCCAGGCCAAGTACGACGCCGAAGTGAAGGCCGCGGCCGACCGAGCCGACGAGATCAAGGCCGACGGCGGGCATCGGAACAACGGCCGTTCCGGTAGCGGCGACCCGCCGGTCGATCTGCCGCGGTTCGATATTCAGGCCATCGGTGTGGCCTTCGCGCAGCACGAAGCGACGATCGAAGGCAAGGCTGTCGAGTACGGCGGCAAGATCGATCCGAGCAAGCTGGCGGAGATCCAGGCCACTGCCAAGAAGGCCGCGCTGGATGCCAAGGCACAGGCCATCAGCGATAAGTGGCCCGGCGCGCGACTGGAGGCCGAGTACGTCAAGGCCGCCGCGATGCACGAGGCCGACTTGATTCGCGCCGAGCGTCCGCAAGCCCCGGCGATCCACAGCAGCAGCCGCGACATGTCGCAGCCGGTAATCGAGGCCGCATTCTGCCGCTCCGCCGGTCTGGCCGACATGGATGCGGCGTTCAAGCCGGAGACCATCGAGGCGGCGGACAAGCGCTACCGCAACCTCGGGGTACAGGAGCTTCTCCTGCTGGCGGCCACGGCTCGCGGCTACACCGGCCGGCAGCGGATCGGCAACGACAACCTCCGCGAGGTGCTCACCTACGCGATGCAGCCGATCCACGCGGCGGGCGGCTTCAGCGGGATCGACGTCTCGGGCATCCTTTCTTCGAGTGCGAACAAGATTCTGCTCGAGGGGTTCAACCAGGTGCCTCAGACGTGGCGTGAGGTCGCGAGGACTCGGACGGTGACCGACTTCAAGAGCGTCACCGCCTACCGGCTCACCGCCGACCTCGAATACGCCGAGGTGGGGCCGACCGGCGAAATTCAGCACGGCACGCTGGGCGAAGAGTCGTACAGCATGCAGGCGAAGACCTACGCCAAGATGCTGACCCTGACGCGGCAGGACATCATCAACGACGACCTGGGGGCGTTCGATGACCTCCGCACCCGGTTGGGGATGGGGGCCGTGCTGAAAATGAACAAGGTCTTCTGGACCTTGTGGATCAACAACAGCACGTTCTTTACCTCGGCGCGAGGCAACTACCAGAGCGGGGCCGGCACGGCACTGGGCATGGCATCGCTGGACGATGCCGTGACGCTCTTCCGGCAGATGGAAGGGCCGGACGGCAACCTGCTCAGTCTGGAGCCGGACCGCCTGATCGTTCCGCCGGAGCTCGAAGGCACGGCGCGTCGGTTATACGTCTCGCAAGAGATGCGGGACACGACCGCCAGCACGAAGACCCCGACGGCGAACATCTACCAGGACCGGTTCAAGCCGGTGGTCGTGCCCGAGCTGAGCAACAGCAACTACACGGGCTACTCGACCACGGCGTGGTACATGCTGGCCAATCCGGCGATGCTGGCCACGGCGGTGATGTGCTTCCTGAACGGGGTGCAGAGTCCGACGATCGAATCGGCCGACGCCGACTTCAACACGCTGGGCGTGCAGATGCGCGGCTACCACGACTTTGGCGTCGCCATGAGCGAGTACCGGGCCGGCGTGAAGAGCGCTGGCGCGTAACACCCGGGGCCGCCACCGGGCGGTCGGGGCTTTCATCAGTCAACACTACGGTCTGACACAGGAGACATAAGCATGAGCGTTGCATTTCAAGCCAAGCGGATCACCGCTGGCGACTACGTGGACTACACGCCGAGCGGCGCCGATGTTGACGCCGGCGACGTGGTGGTCCAGGGCGAGCTGGTCGGGATCGCCGAGCGGGCGATCGAGGACGGCGACAAGGGGGCCCTGGCGGTCACGGGCATCTTCGACGTCGAGCGGGAGGCCTCGACGGCATTCACCGCCGGCGACGAGGTGTGGTGGGACGCCGACGGCACCAGCGAGGACGGCAACACCGGCGCGGCCGTCGACACGGCCGACGGCGGCACCAATAAGTTCCTCGGTTACGCCGTGGCGGACGTAGCCGACGCCGCCGCCAACCTGTTTGTCCGTGTGGCCATGCGGAACGACGTCAGCCGGGCCACGATGGCCGTGGGCGACCTCTCCGATTGCGGCGACGGTGCCCCGACCTCGGGCGACCTGCTGATCGGCGACGGCGACTCGTGGGAGGCCGAGCCGGTTTCCGGGCTGGTCACCCTGGCGGCCGACGGCGAGGTGGGTCTACCCGACCAGGCCGACAGCGCGATCGGGTTGCCGATCATCGTCTCCAAGGCATTCGATGGCACGGCCGCCGAGGTTAGCATCTTCGACGGCAACTGCCCGCGGAAGATGCGGATCGTGGACGTGTGGATCGAGATCACCGCCGCCGGGGCGAGTGCCACCACGGTCAAGTTGGACAACGGCACCAACGACATCACCGATGCGATCGACTGCTACGACACCGGCTCGGTCGGTGACACGGACATCGTTCGTGCGGGGGAGATCGACGATGCCTACAGTACGCTGGACGTGGACGACACGCTCGACATCACGGTCAGCGACACCACGGACTCGCCGGCAGGCATCGTCCGCGTGCTGGCAATCCCTGTCGCGTAGGGTTCGGAGGCCGCTTTAGGGTGGCGTGGCAGTTATGGGGAACCTCCTTAGGGCTGGGTCGGCCTGGCTGGAGCAGATGCGCGTGGCGCACTGCTCCAGTCAGGTGGTGTACCGTCGCGGCGACACGGACACTGCTGTCAACGCGACCTACGGCGAGACGCGGTACGAGCAGCTCGACGTACAGGGGTTTCCGATTGAATCTCGGGCGTGGGACTTTTTGGTCGCGGATTCCGAGCTGGGGTTCGAGCCGCAGGCGGGTGATCAGATCATTGCCGACGGCCAGGTATACGAGCTGCTACCGGTCGGCGGCGATGGCGTTTGGCGATGGAGCGACCCGTTCCGCCAGACCTACCGGATTCACACACGGCAAATCGGAGTAGTGACATGAACAATACCATCATGCTTTCCGTCACGGTGACAACGGGATGGCAGCCGCTCTCCGCCGACAAGCTGGTTTGCCGTTGCACGATTTCGACGCCGCCAGACAACGCCGGTGCGGTGACGTTCAAGGGCGACAATGACAGCGAGACGCCTTGGCAGGCTGGTGAGTGGCACGAGTTCCGGCAGATCGACTTGTCCCGCATCGACGTCAAGGGGACCGCTGGGGACACGGTCACCGTGGTCGGTGAGACCGTTTAGGGGAGTGGTTGGAGCAACCATACAGGGAGAGGTGCGTCATGGGTTACCGTTCGCCATTTGGTTCCGAGATCGACGCCAGCGAAATGTCCGCCGCCGGGCAGGACGCCATCGCGAAGCGCCATACCCAAGGCACCGACCAAGCTCTTGATACTGGCGGTGCAAACGAGATCACTGCTGCCAATGCCAAGGCCGCTCATACCCACTCCACCGGCGACGGCAGCGACCACGCCGACGTAGCCACCAATACTTCTCATGCGACCGGCGACGGCTCGGATCATGGCGACGTTGCCTCCAACACGACTCATCGTGGCACGACCACTGGCAACCCCCACTCCGTCTCCAAATCCGACGTTGGCCTGGGTGACGTTCCCAACACCGACTGTACGGACGCCTCCAACATTGATTCCGGCGAACTGGCCTCGCCACGCATGGCATCCGCCACCACCTCTGCCCAAGGTGCGGTAGAGCTTGCAACGGTCGCAGAAGCCAATGCTGGTGCCGACTCTACCCG